TGTGATTCAAATTATATTACATTCGTAACGTATTTTCAAGCACATAATTTTAAATATACGTCTGAATTGTGATCTCGCCGTCTTTCGAAACCTCGATCCGCTTCACACATTGTAGGAGCAACGGCCGCGTTTTCTCCACATCGTCATAGGACTTCAACTCGGTGAGTCCGTGAAGGGCCTTTCTGGCCTCACGGACGATGCGCTCGGTGTCCAACACCCGCTTTTCCTCGGCGGCAATCTGCGCCAGCTTCCTGTCCGCCTCCGCGATCTCTTTTTCATACTGCTCCTTCTCAAATTCGTATTGCGCTCGGTCCAGCTCACCGAGCATATGCTGCCTGCGGATTTCAAAAAGCAGTTTCCGGTTGTCTTCAATGCGCCTCTCCAGCTTCCGCTTTTCTTTTTCGTGATCCCCGCCGGGAATCCTGGCGTTGATCTCGCCAGCCTCGATTGCAGATAGTCTTTCCCGCAGTCGTTTCAAGATCTCGCCGATCAGCTCGTCCCGCATTTCGTTATAGGGAATCCATTTACCGTTCGGGCAGCCCTTTTCCCCGGTCCTGCGGCGACGACTGCACATCAGATAGCGGTAATCATGCCCTCTGACGCGGGAAACCATCGTAACCATTGCTGATCCGCATTCGGAGCAATAGATCATTTTCGCGAACACGTTCACGAATGACCTTCGGCCTCCCCGGGAACCTCCGCCACGCATGAGTCGGATTTCTTGCGCCCGATCAAACATTTCTTTCGATATGATCGCTTCATGCGTCTGAAAGCTCGTCCGCTCCCATTCTGACTTTGGTTTTTGAACCAGCTTCTTCCCGCGGTTCATCAGGTTGCTTAGATCGTTATATGATACTTCGACGGTATGTCGGCCATAGACGGTGTATCCGGTATAATTCTCGTTTTGCAATATCCGCTGGATGCTTGACAGCCCCCACAAGCCGCCTTTGTATGATGGAATCGCCTCTCCTTTTTCGTTGTCGCCGTTCAAATAGTTTACGATCGCTTTTTCGCCCATGCCTTGATTGACGTAAAGATCATAGATCATTCGGACGATTTCGGCTTGCTCCGGTATTACCTCCAGCGTTTTCCGACCGTTGACCATCACCTTGCGATAACCATAGGGCGGGATTGAGCCAATATAATTCCCTTTGGCGGCCGACTGTCGGATGCCCCGCCGTGAAGAAACGCTGATCTGCTCGCTTTGGTTCTGGTTGATCACGGATTTAACTCCGAATAAAACCTCGTCATCCTTCTTGGCCGAGTCATATCCGTCCTCAATCGAAACCAGCCGCACTTTTAGGGCATTGACCAGCGTCCGTTTAAGCGAAAGCGCATCGAGCGTGTCCCGCGAGAAACGAGAAAGAGAGGCGAACCAGACTGATCTGACTTCGCCCCTCGTTGCATCTCTGATCAATTTTTGTACATCTTCCCGATCCATAATGCTTGTTGCCGTGTCACGGTCCAGATAAACATCATCGACTCCGAATTCTGTCCCTTCACGGGCGGCTGTCTCCCGAATAAACGCCTCTTGGTGTTCGGGGCTGTCTCTCTGCGATTCGTACTTCGTCGAAACTCTGACGTACATCTTATCCTTTTTGATCATTACACATTTCCCCCGGACCATCCGTAATGTATTTGGACAAAACTTCATCCAAATTATCGCTTACAGCCCCGTGCTTGGCAAGAACTTTTTCTATTTCTCTCTTAGCCAAGTTGCATGCGATCTCGGCGGATCGGTCTTCGGCGAGGACGAAGCGCAAACTGTAAGCCTTCTTTTTCGGTTTCACGGTCGCATCACCTACAGGCATTGTATGCGCCGCCGCGTGTCCTGCTTTCCCGCTCACGCCTCGCCCTCCTCCTTCCCCTTGACAACCGCGATGTTAAGCGACAACGCGATCTTGTAAAACGCTCTCCATCTGATTTTTGCGTAAGTGTTTTCACTAATCGGCGGCTGGAACTTCTGCATATACACGTTGTAATCGGTCAAGTATTCCGCATCGGAGCACATGTACCGTTCCTCGATTAAGAACCGTTCCATGCGCGGCAGACGCTTTACCGCCCGCTCGATCCTCTCGCAATACTGCCGACGCCGCTCCTGCTCGTCTACGTTGTATGTGGCGATCTCGCTCGTTTGGTCGCTAGTCTTATTCGAGCGCCCACCTTCACGCAGTTCATAGCTGGCCGTGACACTCGCCTCGCGCTCCTCAAATGTCAGATACTTGTATAAGCGGTACCGCTCCAGCGCGGCCTCTACGGCCTTCTGCGTGGCTTTACGGTCGAGCTCCGGGAGGAAGTCGCTGCCGAGTAAAAGTTGCTCCTCCATCTAATCACCTCACTTGGGAGGATGAACCCCGGCCGGCAAGCAGCCGGGGCGTCGAATCAATGAACGAGTTCAAAATCGATCACCCACACTGGCATATCCGGATCCCAAGACCCATATATCCGCCGAAACACGTCCTGATATTCGGCAACGCTGTTGTAACCTTCCGCCCTCGCGTCCGCCTCGGAAATCTGGCCGAGCGGTTCCTGCCGGATCGCAAGGATGCGAATGCGAGCAAATGTGCTGTCCTTGCGGTACGAAGTTTTGGCCTGACGGATGGTCCCGACCTTCCAGCGGCATCGTCCGGTTCGCCGCGTCTGCGTCTTTCGCCCGGACAAAATCATCGGGACATGCTCACGCTTGAACAGGATCATATCGCTGCCTCGCCTCAAATCGGCAGCTCGTCGTCATCGTCATCGGCAAACGGCAGAGGCCCCGGTGCTTCGTCCTTCTTCTTGCGCCCGCGCTTCTTTCGCTCCATTTCCAAGTCGGACACTTTTTCGGCGCTCACCGCAGCTTCGTCGATCGTTACTTGATTAGGGTCGGCGTCAACGGTGCCGTCCGGGTTCACGCGGTATTCGATGCCGTCGTGTGGTTCTTCGCCATAGTAGTCGTCGATGGACATTTGCGAGGCTTGCAGATTGAGCGTGACATTTCGGCCGGCGAATGGATAGAGTTCGATTGCCTTTTCCTCGCTGTCGCCCTTCACGTTGAATTTGAGTGCCGTTTTCTTGCTGTCACGCTGCAGACTGGCGAATTCGGCCATGATCTCTCCGGCATCGCAACCTTCGATGTCCATCACCACGATACCGCCGGCCAGTTCTACCAGCGCTTGCGCGTGCGGCAGCTCATCGCCCATCATGTGAAACAAGAGAACTTCTTTCTTGTCGTCCTTCTGCATCTTCTTGAAAAGCACGTTCAGAGTGGTTTTCATTGTTCATTCGCTCCTTTGGTTTGGATGTGCCTCTGTGGGCTTCTGTGCGCCCCGCTGAGGCGTTTTTTATAATGCGGAAGTATAAAACCATTACCGCAACCATTGCGCGTCTGTATCGGGCTGATACGAGGTCGTAGCACTATGGGCATGACAAAGCATTTATGACGGAAACTCATCCCACGTCCGGCCATCCAGCATTCGACCGGCGGCTTTTTTTCCGACGCGAACCATGTGTACGTATGACAAAGGATCATGCAACAGTTGATTAACACGATGTCCCTCAGCGTTGATAAAAGTCCTTGGTGTCTTGATGGGCTCGGAAAAATCCGTCTCCTTCCACTCTCCCCATTGCTTCATGAAAAACGGCACCCCCGCGGCAAAGCATTGGTCCCGCAGGCTCCGCACCCAATCCGGGTGCATAGGCCGGGCGCCGGGGCCGCTCTCGCCGCCGACGATGATCCAATCGATCGCGCTTTCCGGGCACCCGTTTGTCAGTCGCGGTTTGCAGCCCTCCGGATCATCTTGGCAATAGCATTCACAGTCGAATGGTTTCCACTTGGACAAATCCACCGGTCCCAATAGCGGTTCCATGCTCAGAAATCTCACCGCCGCCGGCGTCTGGAGCAACAGCGGAATCCGTTCGTCGGCCGCGCGTTGGTTTTCCACGCTGACGCCCAGCCAGACGTTGGGAAGGGGCCATGCGTTCGGATGTTCTGGGATAGCAGGATGATTGCTAATCTTTCCCGGTCCATGAATCAGTCCGGCTGCCAAGCTGCAATCCCCACGCCCTCCGAATTGCTCGTAAAGGTACATCGCTTCATGCCCGATCTTCTCGTCGCGATTATAAAGTCGGAAATATTTGGCCATCCGCTCTGGTCGCTTCGTAAGAATCTGAAACGTATGCTGCGGACAAAGCGCCATGACTGCGAATACTTTGTCAATAAAGTCGTCCGGAACGTCAGGATGAAACAGATCGCTCATGCTGTTCACGAATATCCGCCGGGGCCGTTTCCATCGAAGCGGTTGGTCGAGCTTGTCCGGCCGGAGCGTGATGTCAAAGCCGTTCTCGTAGTAGTGCCCCTTCACGCCGCGCCACCGTTCCGCAAATTTCAAGGCATAGCAATTCCGGCAGCCTTCCGAGACTTTCGTGCAGCCCGTTACCGGGTTCCAGGTCGCGTCAGTCCATTCAATCTTGCTTTTGTCGCTCATCCTTCCTTTTTCCCTCCTTCGCCCTCAATTTCTGCACCGCTTTCTCGACGTCTTCCGGCAAAATCACATACCGCAGTTCATCGATCGCATAAACCGTCGGGATGCCGCGCTTGTCTGTTTTCAGCACGGTCAACGTTTTGCGCACTTTGTCACCCGGTTTCATCGTGCCACCTTCTTGCGCTTCGGTTTCTTTTCAGGCGGGTTTTTGATCGCCTGCAATACCTCAAGCTGTTCCTTAGTAACACGCATTTCCACGTTCGGAGAGAGTGCCCGCGCAATATGCGCCAGCACGAACGCATCCCGCACATTGTCACTGCTGTGCTCGAAGCCCCATTTGCGGTAGATAGGCAGCACCATTTCGTCCTTTTTGGCGTTGCCCTTCCCTGTCGCAAACTTCTTTACGGCCGCGGGGCTGACTTCGGTGTAGGAGATCCCGCGCCGGAATAACGCGATCCGTATTCCCCAACCTATCCCCCCGAGCTGGATGGCCTGCTGCGACGAGAATCCGAAGCCCTCAATGCAGATGATGTCGTCGGGTTTTACGAACGACATCACCTCACCGATCAGCGAAGCCATTCGCTTCGGGTCCTCGTTGCCGACGCCGATAAGTTCCTTGGCGCGAAGGACGTTTCCGCCCTCGTCCAACGCCACGAATCCCGTTTTGGTCGAAGGATCAATCCCGACATATCTCACGGCTTTGCACCGCCTTCCTCGATTATTTTCCCGATGATCTTCACAACCAGCGCCGGACTCATTCTATATTCCTTCGCCAGCCGCATCGAAAGCATCGCAATCTGGACCGAAATTTGAGACACGCATTGCATAGATTCGATCCTCTCACGAGTTCTCGCTTCCAATTTCTCAAAATCAATCTCGCCTAATCGAACCATCCGGTAGCACCTCCCCCATATTGATCCGCGACCATGGGATGAGCTTCGCGATTTTCATATATTCCGTGCGATCTGCATATGTCGCATTGGTCGTGCCTTTGTAATACCATGCTGTTTCCGACCGGATTGCCTCGTAGTGCTCGTCACAAAGCGGCACCAGCGCCCATGTTTTTCTTGCCCGCTTGTCACAATCCGGATATTTGCATCCTTCGAACAAGTTCATGCCCTCCTTTTCAGGCCGTATCTTTTCGCTGCTCCAATAACCACTCTAACCGGCAGCCCGAGGTAGTCTGCGATTTCCGAGGCGTCATGCTTCGGCCACATGCGGACCAGGTCGATGAGCATGTCGGGGTCGAATCTGCGCCTTTGCAACTCTCTCGCGGCCTTGTAGCGATTATCAAGCGGCATCTCGGCATCTATGGCATATTGGTAGAGTTGTTCCTTGGTGGCATTAATCATCGTCCAACCAACTCGCAAGTGCAGCCGCTGCAGGCTTTTCCGGTTTTTCTTCCACAGATTCGGGTTCCGGCGGCTTTGCGGGCTCCGATTGTTTCTGTTCCTGCTCAACCGGCTCATCGTAAGCCCATCCGAGTATCCTGTATTGCTCGCGCAGCCCCGGATACTCTTTCACCATCTGCCCGCGCCGGTATCGTTGGACCGCTTCGGCCACATAATCGTATGTGCGCTGCAGCTTCTCTTTCTCAGCCGGATCAAGCAGCGGGTCTTCGAGTTCGATTGACTTGGAAACCAACCAGTTGAGAGAACGCTCGTACTCCTCGTCATTTGCGATTCGCTTTCCTTTTGCCATCGTCTGCCGGACCTCCTTTTGGCTCGAGTTCGAGAAAGCGTTGAATCCACCATTCAAAGGCGAGGCGGAATTTTCGCGTTCCAATGTTTCTGCCCTTGGCGAAGATGGATTGCACTACTTTGGCGCTTCCGCTCAACTCGTCCGTGTCCCAGAGAAACTCCACCACGTCTGCGTCCTGCTCGATCGAACCGGATTCTTTCAGATCGGACAGTTTCGGATCGTCACGGTTTTCGCTGCTCCGCGAAAGCTGCGACAGGAGCATGAACACGCATTTGAGTTGACGGGCCGTTTGCTTGGCCGCGCTGGTCACCCGGCCGATCGCCGCTGCGCGGGTTTCGTTCTTCTTCTGAGGAATTTCCATGATCTGCAGATAGTCCACGATCACAAGGGCCAGCTTGCCGTACCGCTTCCGAAACCGCCGCGCCGTTGCTCTGACCTCTTGGATTGTCACCCCGGCGCTGTCCTGAATGAAGATCGGCAGCCTCGACACCTCATCATAGGCGCGATTTATCCGCTCCCATTCCGCGTCGGAGAAACCTTCCTCGCCGCCTTTGTTTATCAGGCGCCGGTAGTTCACGCCGGAAACCATCGAAACAAGCCGGTCTACCAATTCGTCCCGGTCCATTTCCTGTGACCATATCAGAACCGGGCCAGCGTCCGTGTTATGCTTTGCCACGCCGTATGCGTATTGCAGTGCCTTCGCTGTCTTCCCGGCTCCGGGACGCCCGGCCAGCACGAACATCCATCCGCGCCATAATCCGCCCGACCACTCATCGAGCATCTTAAATCCGGTGCGCAGTTTCTGCGCTTTGCTTTTCAGGTGCCGAAAATAGTCATCCCGGGACTCCGCGAGTCCGATCATACCCGACTCTTTCTCCGGTCGGATGTCGTCCACCAACTCGTCGATTGCCGCGAAGTAGTCCTCGTCGCTCTCATAGTCATCCTCGGTCGCCGCGATGATCTTCCGCGCCAGTTCTTGACCGCGCCGGCGGTGCGCCTTCGAGCGGACGATCTCGGCATAATATCGGGCGTTCTCTGCTGTCGGCGCTGATCCGGCCAGTTCGGATAGGTACGAGACGCCGCCCATATCCTCCAGCCGGTTGTGCCGCTGGAAGTGCTCCGTCACCGTCACGATGTCGACGGGCCGGTCGCGTTCGTGTAGATAGCGCATGACTTTGTAGATCAGTTCGTGTCGCTTGCTTGCGAAGTCCCGCGCTTCGAGAAAAGTAATCTCGTCGAGCACCTCGGCCTTGAGCAGGATTGACCCGAGTACGGCTGCTTCGGCAGAAAGGTCAGTCAGGTTCGAAGTCGTATGGGTCACCCCCTGCTTCTATCCACTCCTGCGCGGCAGCGAGACGGTCGATCATGGATTCCTTGGGCGG